TTAGAAACCAAATACTTTACCTAATACACTTGCACCACTTGATACAATGTCAACAATACTTGTACCTAATTTTGTCCAATCTTGATTTTGTGCTGCTGTTACAGTATTTGCAATTGCTTCTGCTAATTTAGTCATTTGAATTTCTCCATTCTTTTTTTATTTTTAAATATTATTACGTTAGAATCCTAAGTATTTACCTAGAATGCTTACACCATTTGATACGATATCAACAATGCTTGTACCTAATTTTGTCCAGTCTTGGTTAATTCCTGCGTCTACTGTATTTTTGATTGCATCGAATAATTTTTCCATGTTAATAACCCCTTTATACGTAATTAATAATTAATTAAAATCCGAATACTTTACTTAAGATACCTACACCACTTGATACGATGTCAACAATACTTGTACCTAATTTTGTCCAATCTTGGCTTTGTGCTGCGTCTACTGTATTTTTAATTGCTTCTACTAATTTAGTCATTTGAATTTCTCCATTCTTTTTTTATTTTTAAATATTATTACGTTAGAATCCTAAGTATTTACCTAGAATGCTTACACCATTTGATACGATGTCAACAATACTTGTACCTAATTTTGTCCAGTCGTGGTTAATTCCTGCGTCTACTGTATTTTTGATTGCGTCGAATAATTTTTCCATGTTTGTTATCTCCTTTGTACTATTTATAATTATCTTTAAATTAGAAACCTAAATATTTACTAACTAAACCTACACCGTTTTCTACGATACCAACAATACTTGTACCTAATTTTGTCCAATCACCATTAATACCTGCAGTTACTGTATCTTTAATTGCGTTAAATAAACCTTCCATTTCATACACTCCTTAGAAATTAATTGGTAAAATTCTAAAACGATAGGTTACTGTATTGCTTGCTTTGTTTTGTTTAACTATCGTTTTGTTATCTTTACTATAAAGGGTTTATTTAGATAGTTGTGTCATTTTCCGTAACTTATACTTAAATCATCAAAACTGTGCAATTTAAAAATTTATATTTACAGTTAGGAATTCAAATATGTCTATCTCGTCAAAGTTTTTTAGATTATAAAAATAAAATAATTAAAAATATTTAATACATAATTATATGATATAATCCAAAAGTGTATATTTTCATTATATTTATTCTAGTAAATTTAATTAAATGGTTATAAGGTGGTGATATTAAAAGTAATTCCTACGTAAAATGTGAATAAAAGGACTGTGTTATTAATAATTACTAATTGAGTGAACGAACGGAGAATACATATGAAAAAATATTTCATTTTATTATTTAGTAGTTTTTTAATATTAAGTGCATGTGATAATGATTTTTCTTTAACTGGTGATAATAAAAAAGAACAGAATGATACCAACAATAAAAAAGAGAAAGAAGATAAGCATATTTCAAAATCAGATAAGAATTCTATAGAACATAATGACAAAACTATCCAAAATCAAAATACTGAAAATACAAGTAATGAACAGAAGTCAAACGAAGAAAGAGATTCAAAAGATACCATAGAAGATGTTTCATCTCAAAATAATAATCAAATTGATTTCTCTAATATTAAAGATAGAAGTACATTAGAATCAATTATTTATGGAAATTATAGTGAAGAACAAAAGATACAAGCTTACAATAGTGCAGTTGCAAATGGAATTATTCCACAAGGAAATGTAATGGAAGGTCCTGCTAGTGTAGCGTATCAAAGTTCACTTAGAGTTGAAAATGGTCAAGAAAAATCAATTTATGACCGACCAAATGAGTCAGATGTTTCAGTAGATGATGAAAATGCAACTCCGGATCCTAATGCTGAAATCAATGCAGCAGAAACTGAAGATGAGTATTATGATGCACTCAGAAAAAAATATAATGGCGGTCTTTCATCTGGAGAACTTCAAACAAAACATGCAATTGAGCAAGGTTACTACGAAGGTGATGACGCTGAAGAAGTCTATCAAAACATTAAAGAACAAGAAGCTGACATAGCAGCTGGAAAATGGGATAAATATAATAATTAAATTCTTGAAGCAAGTCATCATAGTGAGTTTAAAATAGATAAGCAAAAACCCCGTAACCACAATGGTTAACGGGGTTTATTAGCGTCCTGGGAGGGATTTATTAATCTTTTATAACGTTTGATAATCTTTCAAAAGTCTATAATATCAGTATTTTTATCTAATTCCTTTTTATAGCTTTTAATACGATTTCAAATTATTTTCCCCAAATTTTCCCCAAGTAAGTTTATATATATTGATGTGGTTCTATATATTACTATAAATAAAAAAGGGGGCTTTTGAGTGAAGTTAGATGAATTACAGAGATTAGATTTTTTATTAAAAAAAGTAAATAAACGTCGTGAAAGTAAATCATTTAAAATCATTTTTAGCTTAAATAATGACTTTTTTGTTGGTGATTTTATTCCTGATATTCAGAAAACTAGTGTAAAACTAAGGGATGTTACCTCTACTGATATTGACGATTATACTTTAATTGATCTAGATGATGAAAAAGAATGGAAGAAATTATTTGAATATAAGTATACTGGTTATGAAAATCACTTTGAGATGTTAGTAGACAGAAGTGGTTTTAAACATAACAGCGATTATTTTAGACTACTAGAAGATACATTAAAAAATTATCCTTTTGAATTTTCAGAAGATCTTCCACCAATAATTTATAATGTTCATAGTGTTACTCAAAATATAGATTTAGATTTTTTTAAAGTTGATAAGAATATCAATTTTGATTCAATTTCAATTTTTCCTGAAGATGAGTTATACAATGGTGATAAATAAAAGTTATCATATATGCCATTATCTATAACTTTATGTTATAATATAGGTGTATCAAAAATCTATTAAATTGATACATCAGTTGTATTCGCCTGCTTTCAGTTGAATACTCCAAATGTTTTTATCTTGGTAGTTTTCTTTAATTCCTTAATTGACTTTATTGTCATTAATGCAAATCTTGAAATTTAAGTTGTTCTTGAAATCTTACAATCGGAATGTCTGAAACGTCACGTTTATTTGTGGCGTTTTTTTAATATACTTATACATAAAATAAATTCTCACTGCAACACAGAGCTTCTCTCAGCGTCAAAAAAAGCCCTATTTTATACAATAAGGCTTTAATCACTAACTTCTGCAAAGATCGTTAATGTTTGATTCATTCCATTATCATTAGTAACTGATACTATATTATAATCTTTTCCGTTATATCTAACATATTGGCGTGGATTAATTCCTTTTCTATATCGAATAATGAAACGGACATTTTCTTTATTGGCTGTAAGCCTCCATTGTTGAAATTCATTCCCTTTCATTGTTTTAACATCTGCCCAAGGTGTAGCAATTACAACTTTAGTTGAGCCGAATGCCTCAGGGCCATCATTTTCCTGTTCTTCTAAAATTTCTATTTTATTATTAAAATGATATGCCATTGGTTATCCTCCTTCATTGTTTTGTCGACAAAACATTGTTTAAATTTGTGCTTAAGCGCAATTTTGAAACAGTTGGAAAAAATCAAATGTCGTGTCGACGCGAAATTTGAAAATTCGTGAGTAGATGTCTACCTAAATTCGCCATCGATGAACAATTTAACCACTTCCCTAAATCAGCAATGTGGTTTACATTGCTCTTAGGAAACTTTCATAGTTATCAAATAAGCCTACATATGCGTCTAACATTGACGCTGTACCGTCAATACGTCTTTTAGGTGACTGATTCTTAACGGGTACAATGTTTCCGTTTCTATCTGTTTCAATGCCTGTATTTGTTAAGCACCACTTTAATATAGGGTGGTTATTATAATTAATCTTTTTCTTTTGTAGGTCTGCCCCCATATTCTGCATTGGTAAGCTAAGCGTCTTAGCCCCCTGTGGTGTTCTAATCATTTTAAATCCATGTGCTTCCATTTCATCTACCCAGTATCTTGCTGAATAGTTATCATAATATATCCATAGGGGCGTTATATCACACTCATTCACCATTTCTTTAAACCATTCTGTAATGTCGCTATAATCAATCGTATTGCCACTACATAAGCGTAATAGTCCCTGTTCGTGCCATTTGTCATAAGGTATTTTGTCCTCTTCTACACGCTTACGCAAATTGTCCTCAGGTAGCCAGTACATTTGATGAATATATCGCTGCTCAGTTTGTGGATCTAAGAATAATAATGTGGCACAACTTAGGTCGGTTGTAATACTTAAATCTGCCCCACCTATCGCATATGTGCCTTTAAATTGTGATAAATCAAATGTATCTTCATTATTAATATCATCAAATGTGAGCCATGCTTTATTGGTCGTTTCACGTATGTTGAAATCTTTTGTAAGTATTCCTGTTAAGTCATTAGGATTATTTTTAGCACGTGACACTTTACGTTCTAAGTCCTCAACCTTCTTAGATATATGAAGTGAAGGATTAGCTTTTTGCCAACACTCAGGTTTTTTATATTCTTCCTTATCATCAAGTTCATACATGATTGGTAAAAAGTTATCATCTTGAAAATTACCGTCTACCACATTACACGCATACTCATATAAATCATCAAAGATTGTACCCCTATGCGTTCCAGCTGTTGTTATCATGATGAGTAATGGTTGTGTACGTGCTGACTGTGATTGTTTCATTACTTCGTAAAGGTTTCTATCTTGAATAGAGTGCAATTCATCAATCACAACTAAATGAGCATTTAATCCGTCTAATGAATTAGAGTTCTTGCCTAGTGATTGCATTTTGCTAAAGTTATGCGGAAAATATAAATCTGCCTTACGCTTACGAATATTTCTGTTTAAATCAGGACTTTGCATAATCATCTCATGCGATTGGTCGAATAAAATATTAGCTTGATCTTTTTTACTAGCCACAGAATAAACTTCTGCCCCACTTTCACCGTCTGCAATCATCATATATAGAGCGATTGCTGATAACATAGTCGTCTTACCATTCTTACGCCCTACAAAGAAAAATGATTCAGTATAGCGTCTGTGACCTGTTTCTTTATCTATAAAGCCAAATAGAGCCGATATATAAGCCTTTTGAAATAGTGCTAGTTTTAATGGCTTGCCAGCTAGTTCACCTTTGGAGTGTCTGCAAAATGATTCTATAAACTGAATAGGTCGCTCTGCCTTAGCTTCATCATACACATATTTAGGGTGGTAGTTCATATCTGCAATGAGTTTCTCATACTGCTTATAGATACGCTTTGATACAGTCACACGCCCCTCTTTCATCTCTTGCCAGTATTCCAAGATGTAATTAGGCATTTTTCACAAAGTCCATAAATGCATCAGATTCTTCAACTTGTTCAGGAATGAGGGATAAAAGTTGTTTGAGTGTAGCATTGTATTTTGTAACTGTTGTATTGTATGACTTCATGGCAGGATTTTCTTTTAAATATGATTGTTCGCCTTGTGTAAATACATAGGTTGCCCCTTCTTGTCTTACTGTTTTCTTGAGTTCATTCATCGTTTCTTTCATAAATGCTAGTTCTTCCAGCAAGTCGTAAGCCACTGATTTATTTTTCATTTCTTCTTTATCTATCTCTTTTTTAAGTTGTTCTAAATTGATTGAGATACTATTCTTTTTCATACATTCACCTTCTTAATCTGATTATCTTACCCCTAAATTTCTAAAAAAACGTTTGGAGGAAAAGTTAAGTCCAGCACCGGTATCGCCGAAAGCCTATCACTCCGTTGAATGTGGGGGTATTAAATTTATTAATTATTCTATTATTTTTTTATAATATTTCCATTATCATCAAACATCAATTCATCGTCAATTGACTTACTTCCGAAATGTTCCTTATTGTGACAATCTATGCATAACGCTTCTAAGTTATCCCAGTTATACGTCATCATTGGATCATCTACATTTGATTCATTGAGCCATATTTTATGGTGACAAATGTCTGCTAAGTTGCCACAACGTTCACATATATAGTTTTGTGATTGCATATAAGCGTTTCTGCATTTCTTCCACCTGTTCGACCTATAAAATGAACGTGAAATACTTCTAGTCATTATAATTCAGCCCTAATGCTTTTAGTGACATCAATAATCCGTCAATTGTGCGTTTTAAACGTTCAGAATCTTGAGTTTGTGGATCAAACCACAATTGTAAGATGAATTTAGCTGTTGTTTGTGCCAATGGTACATTATCATCAAGCCATGTCCGACCTGTTGTAATATATAAATAGTTTGGTATGGCTTCAATGAGTGGCTCGATAATATCATCGTTAAAATCACCATCAACTCGTAATGCTTCACGACCTTCTTCTAAACTAATAATTGTTTTGTTCATATACTCACTTCCTTACATTTAATAAAAGGACACCAGTTACTTACTGATGTCCTAACTGATCTATATCGTTTATGCTTCTGCTGATGTAGTTGATAACTTCACAAATGCCTCATCGACTAACACACGTGTATCAGCAATAGCCATTGCTCTATAATCTACTAAGCCACTTCTAAATGATGATTCTCTTGATTGCTCAAGCATAACGCCCTCAGGTAAGTTATAGCCCATGTAGTTGAAGTCACCTAAGATAATAGTGCCATCTTCGATATTGTCATCAATGATTACCTCTTTACCTAAGATATGGCCAACTGCTTCATTTTGTGCGTCTGTGATAAAGATAGGACGATTGTTGTTATCCATGACACTATAAACTGTGTTGTATAATGTTGCGTTACTCATAGCGAATTTAGAATTAGCTGAGTATCCACGTTTCAATAATGCTAATGCTTTTGTGAAATCAGTATAAGCACCTGTCATATCAAATGAGTTTGCAGCGTTCCATGTGATACCTGTTAAGATTCCTTCACCTTGATTTACGCCTGTACCATTGATTAATGCGTAATCAATAGTTTCTACAACTGCATTAGTAAGTTCTTCTACTAAGTAGCTTTCAAATGCTGAGATACTCATAGTCTTAGCTTTCACTGAGATTGAGAATACTTTTAAGATTTCATTCCCTTCGAATTGTACAAATGCTGTATCAGGCTTTTCTGCTTCTACATATTCACCTTCTGTATGCCATAAAGCACGATCTGTTGCTCTACCAATTGGAATACGAATCTTAGTAGGCATATTGAAGTTTCTCACATGAGCAATAAGTCCACCTTGAGTACGTGCCTTTTTAATTACTTCATTTAAAGTTTGTTCAGGTAATACTGCACTTGAATTACTAGATGAAGCAAAGCTATCTGCACGATGTTCGATGTCTTGTTGTTCCATTGCCCTATTAAATGTACGTTGTTCTACATCTGAAAGTTTTTGTCCTAACATTGTTTTGAAGAACGCTGAACGATATTCATTTGAGCCAAAGATATTTTCTTTAGGTACTTCATGTTGTCCTCGTAATTGTGCTCCTGTGATTGGATTATATGAACGTTGTTCCACTGGTTTTTCACTGCCTTTCTCGTTTTCTTGTTCCTTATCTTTAATATTTGCTTTCGCTTGGTTTAAGCCTTCGATTTCTACGTTTAACTTAGTTACATTCGTTTCTGGGTCTGTATCAATTTGACCTTTAATTTCTTTTGCTCGTGTTTCAATATCTTCAAGTGATGCATTACGATAATGATTAAAAGCCTCTTGTACTGTATCGAACATTTATTCAATCTCCTTTATAAATAATTTATTTAAATTGATTTTTGCTTGATTAATTTCGTATTGTCTTTTCTCTGCTTCCTGCATCTGACTTCTAGCCTCGACTGATGTCTCTGAATAGGCTGGAAAGTTCACCACAGAAAACTCTAATACTTTATCTATTTTAGTTATTGTGCGTGTTCTTGTTTCTACATCGTACCGACTGCCGTCTGACACAGTGAATCCAAAACTAACTCCCGACATATCACCACGTTTGATAGATTCATATACTGAACGTGCTTCGCTAGTGTTTGCCAACCTAGCCCTAAAGTGCATGCCTGCACTATCTTTCCATACGTCCATTGTTTTAGGTGATTTTGCTAATGGTAAACGGTTTTGATCGTGTGACACTAAAAGCCTTGTATCGTTAAAGTTCACTCCGTCCAGCGCATTACGTTTGATAATTTCTGTATATGAGCCATTAGGTGTATTAATTAAAGCAGGTTTATCGAATACAATTGCAGTCCCTTCAAGTACCATTTCATCATCTCTAGTTTCTGCTTGTATTTCTGCACTTCTAATTTCCTTCATTCGTTTGTCCCTCCTTATCCTCCATTTGATACGCATTAGCGATTTTCTTATCTATATAGTTAAGCGATTGAATCCGTTGATCATCACCATTTTCTACACGTGGTAAATTGAGCAAGTCTAATGCTTGATTGATACTTAACACGCCTAGTGGTAACAACTCTTTAATCACATTAGTTTTTGACTGGTTGCTGGCATATTGTAATTTAGAAGCCTCAAATATAATACGATTAGCGAACGCCTTTTCACGTTCTGTAAATATCTTTTCAGTAAGTTCTGATGATATTTGTATCGCAAAAGGCTCTATTGTCGACTCGAAAAACGCTTGCCAACCATTCTCATCATATGAGCCATTAACAATTGATTCATTAATTCCTAGGTAGTCGTATATCTTTTTCTTCACGACTTCCATTTGAGGCGTATCTATTTGAACATCAGTAGGCTTTAACGGTGTATATTCAAGCATGCTATCCAATGGAATAACGCCACCGTTATTACTCATAGTTAGATAGCTACTCATGAAGTTTTCTTTATACTCTTTTAATTTTGAATCTGATAAGGCTTGATTGTATTTTATGATTCCTCTAATTTGTGCCGAGTTCTTAATGGCTTCACGCATAGCTTCATTTTGAGTATGTGCCAACTCAATAGATGACATAATAGCGTCATTGTTATCTCCTAATAATTCATTACTATTAAAGTGTCGTCTTAATATGGCTACTTCACTTATATGGAAATACACCATTTTTCCGTCTTTGAATAAGAATTTAATGTACATCTCATCGTTGGTATCTACCACATATTCAACGCTTGCAGGTGTCAAAGGATATAAGCCTGTTAAGTTGCCCCTACTATCCTTTTGTACAAGTATGAACGCATTGTTAAATAGAAAATATTGTGTTGCGACTTTATACAAAAAGTCAAAGCTACTCATATATGGATTAGGTCTATCCTGCAATATCCGATTAAGTTTAGAATATCGGTTTGATTCATTTTGATTATCTACCACATGCTTACCTGATAACTTAGCGATATGTCGTGCAATAGAATCTACTGCTGATCTATATACATCATTTTGATAAGCGTCACCTGTAAATTGTGAGAAGCCACTAAATCCAGTATTGAGCATTTCATAGTTTTTCCGTTGTCCTTCTCGTATCTTGTCTAGTCCTAATAATCTATCAATTAACTTCGGCAAAATTCAATCCTCCTTTAAGAACACTTGTTCTACTTTTTACAATTAAGGGTACATACGTTCGTTATTTTAGTTAAATTATACCACAAAAGTCTCTATGAAGCCAATTGTGGTAAGTTTCGTATTATTTACTCCAGTTTTCAAACTCTTGTGTTTCTTCATTATATTTAAAAATGAGTTTACCCTCTATTCCGTCAATATTCCCCATATCATCAGTATCACAAAAAACTACTTTTCCACCATTCATTAAAGCCATACAAACAATAGGGCTATAAACATAAAGGTTTGTTTTAGCGTCTTTTGTTCTTGAGTATAAATTATCAGGTGCAGGCATAATTTTTACTAATGCTTTTTCAGATATATATGGATAAATTCTTGCTCCTTTTTCTAATTTGATCATTTCTATTCTCCTTTTTTATATAGTTACTACCAGTTACTACTTTTTTCTTAAAAGTTACTATTTTTGTTACTCCTTAAAACACTGTCATATCAACGTTTTTTGTATAAGTGTTACTAGTGTTACTAGTGTTACTACCTTTTTTAGATAGACATATTTTTAATATAGATAGAAAATGTATAGCTTTATATATATAACGTATTATTCAAAAAGTAGTAACAGTAGTAACATTTACTATAAAACTCTTATAAAAGCTATCATATCAATACTTACAGAAGTTACTACTTTTTAAAAATAAGTAGTAACTATGTAGTAACAATTAGTAACTTTCATTTTCTTTTTTAAAATCGAATCCCAATTCTTTTATAATTTCAGTTTTAATGGCATATCCTTTTTGCTGTTCTCCATAAAACCTTATGTTTTTTTGATTACCATATTTATTTGTTTCAAGATAACCTCGTTCATACCATTGTTTAGTAATTGAATTAAACTCTGCACCTAATAACTCTTTGATCGTTGGTGCCATTACTAGCATAAAATCACTTCTATATATTGCCATTAATTCAGTATTATCATGAAAATGATGTTTATTGTATGCAATACGCCCACGATTAGCATTTAGTTTTTCTAGTAAATCCTCTAGCATTTGCAATGGTTTATCAATATTTCTATTGTTTTTTAGCATGCTGTAAAATGCTTTGTTTGTAATAATATATGGATCGTGTTCAAAACCTTCAATATCATTTAATATTTCTCCTGTTAATTGTAATAATGCGAATCCTCTTGAAATTCTTTCCATTACTTCGTTACTGTCTGACTTTTCATAAAAGTACTTTACTGCGCTTTTGAACGAATCTTTATATTTATCTTTGTTCTTCTTGTATTGTTCCATGAATAATTTACCTAATAATCCATGGTTTTCATCTATCACTTCTGAAATCTCACCAAATTCTAATTTATCAGTATCAGGAAATGGCTCATCTTGTAATGTGATTACTCGACCAGCAACGCCTCCTTTTTCTGATATATCAGGAATAGACACCTCACCAGTAGAAAGCATGATATTATTCCATGGTTCTAAATAATCAATAGAACGATTTGAGTTTCCTCTACCTTTTGATTGTCCCCCTGAAAACTGATAAACAATAGTTGGAATTTTAGATAAATTTTGTGCTTTTCTAGTATCATCTTTCAGTAGAGGGAATGAGTTAAAAAATGACGCCATACGTTCTACACTTACATCTGTTGCGTTCCATTCAGTAATCAGTTTTCTTGTTCCCCAAATACTAGCACATATTTTTAATGTGAAAGTTTTACCTGAAGAAGTACGCCCTGATAGTTCTACAACAAAAGGATCAACATTAAAATCTTTTAATAATATTGAGCCTAATGCACCATAAAACATCATCATCACCATAGGCTTATCCTTAATTTTTTGAAAGACACCTTTATTATATGCTTTGATGTCTCCTTTAGTTTCAAATGCTTTGATTAAAGATTGTCTCCCTACATCAGTATTAAATAATTTATACTCATTATTTTTAATATCCTCTTGATATGGAGAAATAAAATGACCGTTTACATCTCCTAAACGTGTTGCCACATCAAAGTCAGGAATGTTGTTATATCGTCTAAATATACTTAAATATTTGATTAAATCACTTGTTTCATTTTGAGTGATTTCTAGCCCTTTACTTGCTAACTCAACTAAATATTTACTTTGTGTAATATCTCTAGCAGAAACAGGTAATTGATATTTGCGTTTCTTATCTTCAAATTCTAGTTCGTAATAAAATTCACCTGATTCTACATCTTTATAACGTTCAGTAACTAATGGTGGTGTACTAGTAACATATATATCTACTACTTCAGTCACTTCACCTTTATTATTTTTCTTTTCTTTCTCACGATATAACCATTTACCTTTAATATGATATGGTGCTGGAATTGTTGGACTATCTTTATCAATTTCCTGTAAATGTTTCGCTTCATTAATAGTATTAAATACATCTTCTTTAGTTACTTGTTCCAATTAAAAACCTCCATTTCTAGTTCGTTGATTGTCTTTTTTTAAAATGCTATTAAATGTTTTATTTACTTCATTTTGTTCAATTGGTGGCGTGCAGGTCATAGCCCAAGCACTCGCTAAACCATATACTAGGTTTGCATCTACATATCTTCGTAATAAGTAACCTATTAAAGAGGCTAATGTTTTGTTTCTTTCACCTTCACCAACCCCGAACGCAATTTCACGCCAATACTCATTACTACGTTTTTTGTGCTGATTAGAATAATCAATAATAATTTTCTCGTTTTGCTTTTCTTCACTAAATTGATCTAATTCTTTTCTTGTGATTGCTGGTGCGTCATTATATTTAAAGCCATATCCTACATTCTTATCTTTAATAACTGGTAAAGCCATAGCTTGTGAAGGTACAAAACTAGCCTCATCTACTTCATGGCCGATATAGTCAGCAAGTGCTTTTGAATATTTTCTATAATCTGCTGCACTTATCGGCTCATTCAATGGAATCATAAGACGAATACGAGGCTCATTTTGAGTACATGAATAAGTTGTATGATAAAACCATGCCACGTCTCCTAACTGCTTATTTATGGCGTTGTATAATGCTCTAAAGTTACTTATATTATCGTAATCAAGTGTAATAACAGAACGATTAATGATATTAGAATCTTTACGATATTTTTCTATAATGTTTCCTTTAGAATCTTCTTCATCTTTCACATCACCATACAGGACTAAACCACGTTTATATTTATCTAAATTAGTCATTGGTATTTGTAATTTGTTTAACCAATCCGACCATTTCCAACAATGAAAATCTCTAAATGAGTTGGAATATAAATTGTTATACTGTATAATATTTATATAAAAATCATTTTTTAATTTTATTACGTTGAAATCTTTCATGGTTACACCTCTTTAATAGTAAGAGGCAATCATGATAAAATATATTTGCATGATTACCTCGTTTTTCATGTGTTTCTATGCGTTATCTGATTCCTCGCCAAAGTTCTCAGATGACGCTTTTTCTATTTTTAACTTCATTTCATATTCATTTCTTTGTGCTTCAATTAATCTTTCATACATAAGTTCGATAGCCTTTTGCTTGTTGTTACCTTTTAATAATTCAATTGCTTCCTCATATGCTTTAGCTTCAAAAGAATATGAAGTATATAAAATCACATCTTTCACTTTGTTTACTTTTTTATGATCGTATTTCTTTTTAAATAATTTCATCTTATTTCACTCCATCAAAATTATTTTCAATTTGTTGTACTGCCCACTCAATTATCGCTTGTAAATGTTCTTCGCGATTTACAGTTTCAGTCCATTCACTTTTACCGTCTCTAATAGTATGGTTATATTCTGTTGCTCGGTTTCCTGCAGTTGTTCCTAGTGTTGTATAAATATCTTGTATTACTTCTAATTGATCTTTAGCCATTCATTTTTTCCTCCATATCTTTTAATTTAAATAAAATGTTTGCAAACCCACCTAAATACACTAGCAAAGCAAAATTAAATCCAACATAAAAGCCTGCTGTGAAAACTAGGTATGCTGTGAAAACTAAAATTAATGTAAGCCGAATGTATAATATTAGTCTTGATAATTTCATCGTTTCTTGTCCTTTCTAATATTCATAATGTTTATTGAATATTTCATAAAAATTAACTTTTAAATACTCACGCATTGGCTCGGCACAGAATAACCACTTATTATTATGTTCATCAGGATAATGAACGAATGCTTTTAAATCTTCTTGAAATCTAGGATTGTAAAGTAAGATTTTAGTTGCAGTATTCCATGAAACGCCTATATGTTGTAAGAACATTTCACGTGTCCATATTGTGCGATGTTCAAGCAACGTATCTTCGAATGTTTTTTCTTTTGTTTGTTCCATTAGTTAAGCCTCCTGTTCTTCAAAGTAAAATAAATCTTTAATTTCAACATCTAAAGCGTTAGCAATATTTTTTGCTAGTTTAGGACTAGGAATTTTCTTACCATTTGCAATAGAACTTAAATAAGATATTCCGATTCCTAGTTCTTTAGATAAATCTGATAAATTATATCCTTTTAAAAACATTGCTTTTTTAAAATTCATATTGTTTATAATAATAGACATTATATACATCTCCTTTCTTTTTTGACCGACTTCTCAATCAATTTATAACTCTATTATACATATTTAAAATTAGATTGCAACATAGTTTTGTATGACTTTTCATACATTTTTTAAAAAAATATATCATTTAGACTGATTTGATGCTAATATATAACTGAATAGGAGGATAAAAAATGATTAGAAATAGATTATCAGAGTTACTTTCAGAAAGAGGACTAAAAACTTCTAGAGTAGCTTTAGAGGTTGGCATAGCGAGAAGTTCATTAACTTCAATGATTCAAAATGATTCAGAAATGATCCGATACGATGCCATTGATAAATTATGCAAATATTTAAATATTACACCAAACGATTTTTTTGAATACAGTCCAATAGCAATCGATTACACTTTTGACGAAGATCCTGATATAAATTATTCAATTGAACATGCGTTTGATGATAAATTAATACTAGAAAAATTTAATTTTGATTTACTTATAGATACAAAAGTTGAGAATAAAATCGATACATTTGATTTAGAGGTACAATTTTATGGATTTGAGGATAGACGAAAAACAAGCTTTAAAATAAAAAATGAAGATGACGCTAAAGAGTTAAAAGAGATAGTTAATCAACTTTCACCAGGATTAAAAAATGTTTTACATAAAAGAATGACTAAACAATTACAAAATTATGTAACAGGAATTTTACTAAATGATATAGAAAATAATTCAGTTTTTAGTATCTCAAATAATGATATGAATAGATTAAAGAAAGCCTTTGAAAAGGCACCTGTAAACTTAATTTCAGACATTTTTACTGAATACTAATAAAGGTGATTAAATGGCAAGTTTTGAAAAAAGAGGTAAATCCTGGCGTTATGTCATTTCATATAAAGATGAGCAGGGAAAATATAAGCGTCTAACTAAAGATGGATTTAAGACTAAAAAGGAAGCACAAACACATGCGAATGAATTAGAGTATAACCTTAAGCGTGGCTATGACATTTCAAATGATGTAGTATTTGTAGATTATTTTAAGCAATGGTATGAGATCAATAAAAAACCTCATGTTTCAAAGTCCACGTTGAATAGATATGAATCTGCACATGCCCATTTAAAAAATTATTTTGGTAATAGACGCATTAAGGATATAAAACAAAGTGACTATCAAAAGTTTTTAAATGAATATGGTAAAAATCACAATAGAGAAACTGCAAGAAAATTAAATAGTTATGTAAGGAATGTATGTGACCAAGCAATACATGAAGGTTTAATTATGCGTAATCCTACATATAAAGCGACTGTCACAGGTGCTAATCCTAGCAAAAGTGAAGATTTGAAGTTTATTAGCCATACTGAATATGTGAAACTCAAGCATTATTTAGAACAAAAAGATACTACATCATCTTTAGTATTATTAATGGCTTTAGTGACTGGTGGTCGCTTTTCTGAAATAGCAAACATGCAGCGTGATGATTTTTACCTAGGTGATAATAAAATACATTTACCTGGTACAAAAACAGAAACATCAGATCGTATTATTTCTATTGATACGAACACATTAAATAAAGTGAAAAAATTCATTGAAAAGAAACCAGCTAATATTAATGGTTATGTATTTACAGTAAATGGTCACGTTATATCAAATACTGCTGTAAATAAGGTATTAAAAAAAGCATGTGTACACTTAGGCATTAAATCTATTACGATAAACGCCTTAAGGCATACACATGCGTCTGTGTTAATTCATAATGGTTATAGTTTACATTATATATCAAAAAGGTTAGGTCATGCTTCTACATTGGTCACACAATCTGTTTACCTACACTTATTAGAAGAAACTTATGAACGTGAAGATAAGAATATGATTGAGTTTTTGAATAAACTTTAA